TTAATCAAAAAGGTAGTAATGAAATCATGCAACGTTTAGGACGTGCCTTTGCGTTACTACAAGTTACCGGTGAGGTTTTGAATGATATTGATGGGTTTGAACATGACCATTTTAAAATTATCGAACAAGCCTATGACAGCATGGTTAAAAACAATAAGACGATTGATAAACCTAAGCAACTGTTAGAGGAACTATTACAATATTTAGATGCAAATAGAAATAATATCGCTGGTGATGGCTATAGTTCAGTCAAAAATGGTGACATCAAAGCTATATATAAACGTGATTATTTATGTATATTAGGTCAAACTGTACACGATAAATTAGGTCATGAAATGCAGACTATAACAGGTCAATGGGGCAAAAAAGGATATTTAATTAAAGGTGAAAAAGATCGCTTGCAAAAAAAGGTGAGTCACAAAAACATTAAGTATAGAGGATTTGCTATAAACAAAGAAATGCTTGAAGAATTAGGATTTGATTTCTCGAATTCTCATAATCCTTATTCAGATTATTAAATAGTTCCCAAAGTTCCCGATAAGTTCCCGCGAAAAACATACAAACGGGAACTATAAGACTACTTTAACCACAAGCAATTAAAGTTAATAGTTCCCGAAGTTCCCAATAAATAATATTATTATTTATTATTTGAAAACGAACAAATGTTGTTAGCTTTATACCATATATGATAGAAAATTTTTAACGGGTACAACGGGAACTAAGTTTATTTAAAGTTTATATATCAATGGTTTGACTAGTTCCCGATAAGTATTTTAAGTCGGGAATTCAACGGGGACTAGTTCCCATTTAAAAATATTGGAGGTAACACATGGATAAAGAGCAACTTAAAAAGTATATATACGATTATGTAAAAGAATATAAGGAGATACCGATATATCAGTTAGAAGATTTGTTTAAAGAAATGAATCACGACTATATAGGGAGAACCAGTGTCACACACGATAAGGATGAGAATATTGTGTTTTGGAGTGGATGGAACAAAATTACAATGTTTGCGCTGATTGAATTAGTTAAAAGTGAACAACTTGATTTAGTGTATAGAGGTAGTTTTGTAATGCGTTATTTGTTGGATGGTAGAGTTCCTAACTTACCATTAGCAATTTGTTATCCAGAAGATGGACAACAAACGGACGTGCCCTCATGGGTGCCTATGGTATTAAGAATAAATAAAGAGGAGAAAATCAAATGAACATAGAAACTATCGTAAACCAATTTGAAACACGAGCAGGCACGTTACTAAGGTACTACACAGGATTATTAGAACATAGTAAAGTGCAACCATGTTGCTTTAAGTTATACAATGATCCATTTGATATGGCATACGTGATGATGAATGGGAAGTTATTCGGTCATGTATATATTAAAGATTGTAAAGTAAGGCAATCATTTGAATTAGCGTCACCTAAGCACACTGAGGGGCTTATAAGAAGTATAGAAGGTCATTATGTAGGTTATGAATTACATGACGGTAAACAGCTTTCTATTAGTGATATGATGGCCAGTCAATTATTTGAAGATGAGTATTTTATGTATGGATTACAAACATATGCAGAATCAAATAATAGTGATGTGTTTGAGTACCTAGAAAATGGATTTGATACCGATACACTTGAGGGCATTCAATCGAGTAATACTGATGTGATAGCGAATATTGAAATGTTGTATCAGTTAGCTACAGGAATCAATGAACCAGCACCAGAGTTAGTTGAGGGGTTGAGATTAGTAACTGAGTTTGTACAAGATGAGAATGCGACACAAGAGGATTACAAGGCTTTAGAGCATAAGTTAACTGAGTTGAAGTCATCTTATTACAGTTTGAATAAGTAATTAAATATGGAGTCTCACGTGGTGTGTGGCTCCTAATATAAAAGTATAAGGTATAGAAGTTTTAAAATGTAAAGGTTGCAACAATAGTGAGTTAATAGATAGGTAGGCGAAATTCAAAAAAGTGTGAAATGTTGATATTGAGCTGTTTTATGGCTTTGAAAATAATAAGGTTATATAAAGGTGTTAGCTTTTAACATCGGAAGGTATACAGTCTTTGAGAATTGAAAAAATGGCAAGATTTGTGCAAGGTGTGAGAACTTTGTTAACGCTAATACAAGCTAAAGTTTGTGTTTTTGGCATAGGCCTAAAAGTTAAGTTTGTTCGCTGTTTGTTCGTGTTATTTTATCGAACTTAAGTTCTATATTAGGTTAATGTGAAAAGCCTAACGTTAAGTTTATAACATGATTTTATAAGTGTTATATATGATAAGCTAAACAATTGATAAAACGCGCTATAAAGCGAACGTAAGTTTGTTTTAGACCTGTAAAAATGGTATAATTTAGGTATGAAATAATTAAAAGAAAGAGGTGTAGAAATGCAAAGTATCGCAGAAAAAGAGACGTATCATTTACCCACCGAACACCTGCAAGTTTTCAATGTGATAAAAAATACGTCCAATAAGTATATTACTAAAACTAAAATCTTAAATCAATTGGGATATGAATATAATTCAAGCAATGAACGATGGTTACGAAGAGTAATCAATTCATTAGTATATGATTATGGCTATCCTATCGGGTGCAGTTATAAACCTAGTGAACGTGGTTATTACATCATTATGACAGAACAAGAAAAGCAACAAGCGATGAGAAGTATTAAGAAATTAGCTGATGGCAGTATGAAACGCTATGAAGCTTTGAAACGAATTAAAGTGTAAAGGGGATAAAAATGAAAACTGAATCGTACTTTAAAGAATACAACCAATTTGTAATAGATCAACAAAAGGCTATACAAGAATTGAAACAAGAGCGTAATGCATTGGAGAGTAAAATAAAGATAGATAAGTCCACATATAAACAGTTAATCATGGATGGACAAGATGATAAAGCAGATAACCTATATCAAGCAACAGATGCTGATGAAAAGAAACTAAAAGCACTTAATAAACGCTTAGAGACAAAGAAAAGTGTGTCGAAAGAAGTTAAATATCAAAAGACAATTGAATTATTAAAACATCAAAGCGAGTTGTCATCATTATATGAATCAGAAAAACAATCAGCTTTAGGTAAATTAAAAAAGGTAGTCGATGCATATAATGAGATCATTGATGAAATAGAAGATATTAATGATAGATATGAAGATGAGCATCAGCAATATGCGAGTATTTATAGTCAAGAACAATTATATGATGATAAAGAGGCTAGGGAAGCATTGAATGGCTACTTTAGAGAAAATATATTTACATCATATATTAATGGTAATGATTTGCCATACGAACACAATAACAAGTTGTTTTTAAAACGTTAAAAAGAAAGGGTAATTAAATGGAAACAAAATACGAGTTAAATAATACTAAAAAGGTCGCAAATGCATTTGGTTTAAATGAAGAAGATACAAATCTATTAATAAATGCAGTTGATTTGGATATTAAAAACAATATGCAGGAGATTTCAAGTGAGTTACAACAATCAGAACAGTCTAAGCAAAAGCAATATGGTACAACGCTACAAAATTTAGCTAAGCAAAACAGGATTATTAAATAGCAATGATTGCCTATCCAATTCGGGTAGGCTCTGTTTATAGGGGTGAATAAATGAAACTGCTTAAAACGAAGAATTGTTTATATTATCGTAATGGCGACAATAAACTATCTGAGTATCAACTATTAACGCAATTTAACCCAGCATTTATTAATAAAAAAATTAAGATGTGTGAATTCCAAATTGAAAGTATGTACCATATGAGTGCGTCGACCACAACATGTGATGAAATAATGGGGGTCGTGTCTGTCTCATATCCGATTGAAAAATTAGTTATCAAAATTATTGAAACAAAAGCAGGGTTACAAAACTATAAAAATAGATCTATAAATAATATGGCGTTGTTGAAAAAGGTACTAAATCATTATACAGAAAAAGAGCAGAAGCAAGTTGTAAAATATATGCGTTCAAATGGACGATATAAGCCTTACAACGTCATTGAACGCTTACAAGTTGATTTGTATCAAGCAAGTATTAAACAACGTTCAGAACGTCAAAAACAAAGAAATACAGCAATTGAAAACAGTAAGATTGCACGAGTAAATGCATATCACCAATCTTCATATGTAAAAGTGGTGTAACAATGGATAAAAAGCAAATAAAAGACTTCGTTTGTGATTATCATAAGCGAACTAGAAGTGATGTGTTGATAGATGATGAAATAAATACCGATGAATTCTTTTCAATAGGTGATGAAAATTCTAATGAATGGATGGCAGACGATAACATTGATGATCATATTGTAAAGAATCATTTAGAAATGATTGTTGACCAAGTAGCTAATGACAAAGAGTTTTATATTTTCGATTCTTTAATACAAGGACGTAGTTTTAAAGATATTAGCAATGTCTTAGAGTGTTCAGAACAATCTGTAAGATTATGGTATGAAACCTTATTAGATAAAATTGTGGAGGTGATAGAATGAGTGAGTTAACGGCAAAACAAGCGCGTTTTGTGAATGAGTATATAAGAACACTTAATGTAACACAAAGTGCCATAAAAGCAGGCTATAGCGCAAATAGTGCACATGTGACAGGATGTAGGTTATTAAAGAAGCCACACATCAAGCAATATATACAAGAACAAAAAGATAAGATTATAGATGAGAATGTATTAACCGCAAAAGAGTTACTACATGTGCTTACGAATGCGGCAGTCGGTGATGAGACAGAAACGAAAGAAGTTGTAGTCAAGCGAGGGGAATATAAAGAGAATCCACAAAGTGGCAAAGTACAGCTAGTCTATAACGAACATGTTGAACTGATAGAGGTACCAATAAAACCTAGTGATCGTTTAAAAGCTCGTGATATGTTGGGTAAATACCATAAGTTATTTACAGATAAGCATGATATTAACGGGAATGTGCCTATATTCATTAATATTGGTGAATGGGATGGCGATGATGAAGATTTAGATAAGACGGTACAAGAGGTATCTAACGCTAATCCTAATCATACTGTGATTGTGGATGATATACCGTTAGAGGATTGATTACAGTAAAAACGATTATCATATTGAGTTAGTGAGGATTAGTTTACTAATTCACCCTAGCTTTATATTAAAGCGTTATAAAGATAAAAGGGAGAACGCTTATTATAATTAACGGACTCCCTTTATTAATAATTATTACAGAAAAAGTGGTAAATTAATTAATTTCTGCTTCTATAGTTTTTATTTCATCAATATTTATAGGTGGTTTTTCAGTATTGTATTCAAACTTTTTAGATAAATCACTTTGATATGTGGATCCGTCATTCATTGTTATTTTCCAATAACCACCCGTTTTATCGCTTGAACGATATAATCCATGTATTTGAGTTAGCTGATGACGAATTTCAAAGTCTAAAGTTGATATAGCTAATTGTTTTTTATCGAACTTTGGCCAATACTTTAAGGGGCTATCTTTACCATGAACCTTAACTTTTAAAGGTAGTTCTATTGGAGTAGGTAATTTTTCAGTATTTGTAACGCCACTTATTTGGAAATGGATATAAGTTCCTTCGCTAGTATGTTGGCTTTTTTTAGTTCTTTTTGTGTTTAAGTCAACTTTTTCCCCTTTTGTAAAAGCAGGGCTATAATAAGGACTCGGAAAAATTATAAGGCTGATGCTGCCATCTGTGTTTTTTATACGCATAGATCCTAAGGAATTATCTAAAACTTCACTATTTGTAAAAGTGTCAGACCCACTACTATACCAGTCTAGCAAATCCTTTATATTATCGTTTGTAGATGCTTTTGCAGTTTTGATTATTTGATTAGATAATAAGGGAACAGGGGTAAAATCTGTAGCGATTGTCGCAAGCAACAAAGGGCTTACGATAAAAAAATTCATTAGTAATTTTTTATTCATTTTTAATTCTCCTTCATTCAAATGTGTAAACGTTTACATATAGAATGTATAAATATTATTTAAATGAATCAATTAACCATCTCTAAATTATTGTTTAAATATATATTAATTAAAAAGTGTTTGTTACATAGGGAGCTATATCAAAAAATATAGATTTAAACAACATTTTAAAGTTACAAATAGCAAAAAACAAAGTGTGAGTGGTCATTTAAAGAATATTAATTAATATAAGTTTGAATTAGTTATATTCTTTAAAGTCACTTTCTAGTGGCGTTTTTTACGCTGAGAAACGTCCTGTGTTGCAGTAAGGGATGGGAACCACGCACAAATACTTTAACTGTAAACATAACGTCGTGAAATATGGCTTTAAACATCGCTGGTCAATCTATCTTTGAGATTGGTCGAAGATTAAAACCATATGAAACAAAATGACCTAGCACATGGAGAATTTGGTAATTGGTTGAAAAATATCAACTTAGATAGAACACAAGCTCATCGTTTCATTAAAGTTTCTGAAGAAATTAAAGATGTTGGTACATACCAACATTTAGGTCTGAGAGCTTTATCGGAAATAGCTAGCTTACCTGTACCAGTACGCATCAAAGTACACATAACATCAAACGGCAAAACTAAAATTCCATACTAAATGTTTATGAATTTAACTGCAGAACTCAATTTTGAGCCTTGTAAAATTACATAAATTAGTTATATAAATATTATTTATGGGTATTATATAAACGGGAGGGGCAACGTTATTACTTGCCTATTAGAACATGGAATGGTTCTGCCCCAACTAGTCAGGTACTAGGCGACTAATGGGGAGAAATCAGTTGAAATGACATAGTCATGTCTATTTAAGCAGGTGTGTAACACACCTGCTTTCTATTTACATTTAAAGATAAAATGTGCTATTATTTTACTAGAACTTTTTAACATTTCTCTCAAGATTTAAATGTGCATAACAGGCAGGTACTTCGGTACTTGCCTATTTTTATGTAAACATATTAGGTGTATGTATAAATTTAGGGTATTGATTATAGATACTTAATATATGGCGGAATGGTTGAAAAATGATAAAGTGAGGAAAGTGTTTGACTTTCATTAGTATTAGTACTTTTAATGATTTTATTTTTAATGTGTATAGTAATTTATAAAATTGAAAGTTATCTAACAGTTAAGAAAATACTAAAACAATTACAAATAAATATTACATTGTCTTGGATTACCAAATGGTAATTGAAACCTCAGATCTTTAGTTTAAAGCTAATTTTAATAATGCAAACATTCAAGCAAGTTTAAGGGTTGGTGGATAAAGAGAAAAAAATAATAGGGTATAGAATTAAGTTTTTTACCCTATACCCAGTTTTATATGAAGCAAGTAAAATCGGCAGCTGAATGGCTGGTTGATTTTGAGCAAAGATTTATTAAGATATGTCTTGTCATATTTCTCTTTATCATTTTGTCATTACTATAAGATATTTTTAAAAGTGCTACATTAGATTAAGAGTTATAGCTAGCCTTCGGGCTAGTTTTAAAAAAGAAATGAACATAGCCTAAAAAGACTCTTAATACTATTAAAGTTGCTAATGTAATTTCAAAAAATAAGAGCCATTCCCAAATTTCTGGGTACGTTAGTACAGGTAAACTATTTTTTAAGGCAGTTGCTGAAATTACTAAAGGAAAAGTGAAAGCTGAAAATACTGGTGAAAACGGCTCTTTTAGCAACTTTGGAAGTTTAAATATAATATAAAAATAAAAAAACTGAGCCAATACCAAAAGAATAATAACGATTAGATCATTTGCCTTAGGAAAAGTTATAACATATGCCGCAGCAACTAAAGAAAATGGTGCACAAATTGTGGAAGTGTTCGGTTTAATAGACGTTTGCAATGGATACGTTTTTAATCGTTTGAATACTATTGGTAAGACAATACATGTTGCTAAAAAACCATATATAACTGATAATTTTCCAATTAAATAAAATCCGCTGATTGGTGCTGTTAATCCAGCAATAGCAATACCAATATAAAGCACTGTCCATGATGGATAAACATTTTCGAGCGAGAACCCTTTTAAATATTTAATTGAAAAAATAATCATATGTATCATAATCCCCATAAGACATAAGAGCCATAAGGGTGTTATTAAGCTAGTGATAATGGTTACATCACTAAAATACGTATTTAAATAAGTGGTTCCCAAAAATCCAGACATGAAAAATGTTGTGAACACAGATGAAACTAGAGGGGTATTCAATTGTTCTTTAACATTTTTAAAATTATTGAGAATAGTACATAAAAGGTGAACCCAAATAAAGAGGGCAAAGATACCACAAATAGCATTTAAAACAAGTGATATGTCTTTCAAGAGATTGCCCAACCCCAACAAACCTAAGATCAATCCCGATGTTACTAAAGGTGCTTTTTGAAGTCTCATGATTTAAAACCTTCCTTTTGTGATTTTATTCACTAATTATAACATGATATCTTAGAACTATTAATAAGCAGAATGAGTTTTGTATGTTTAATGTGGATTAATATGATGTTGTTTCGGGAAATATATGTATTTATCTATTTTTGATATTTTATATTCAGTATAATACGTGATTACAACGTTGAATATAAAAAAATATGACGATGTTTATACGTATTAATATTAATATAATCACACGTTGCAGGCATCAAACGCTTATTTATTAATCAAAAATGGGTGGACAAATTTATATAGTTTTATCAATTTTAATATTTTACACTAACTTTATTAGGTGATATAAGATGCTGAGATAAGCATTATATTGCAATGAAAAAGCATTATATGGATAATCATATCTATCATTGCAAATATACTTATAGAGATTTATGTGTGTGATAATTGGTGGTCATAAATTGGTCATAATGAAATAAAAAAACTAAAAAAATTGAATGCATAAAGAATACACGATGCTGATTTAATAGGATTTTTGTATATGATTTATATCTATTTCATACTGCCCTTAATGCCAGGAATGATGTAAAACAGTTTCTAGTTTTGACTAACTAGAAAATTACATTATGCACGAGTATGATTCGTTCCAAATAAATATTAGAGCGTATGAAAATATGTTTTTAAGACGTTTTCCATTAGTTACCAAAACTTTTGGAAGGCGTCTTTATTATGTGCTGATGTGTTATTTAGATTCATAATGGGGGGTTTTTTCAATGTTAAAATCATATAGATTATATAGAGAAGTTTAGTATACCTTTTGAGTATATAAGGAGTTTCTTCTAGTATGTTGTAATGTAATTAGATTTCCGGTAATCAATTCGGCTTTGCAGAGGACTCACTTGCGTATTGTAATAAGAAGCTGTCTGCATTTTGAAAACACCCACACTAGTTACAGCATGGGTGTTTTTATGCTAAGAAACAAATTGGTTTAAGTGTAAAATCATATACACTAAAGAAATTTATTGAATCTATTGTCGAAAAGATGCTTTCATGATACATTGTAAACAAGAAGACAACGTAGACAATGTATACTTGGTTGTCAAATGAAGTAAAATAAGGAAGTGAGTAGTATGGCTACAATAAGTATTACTACTGATTATAAATTCACAAAAAAATCAGCGCAAAAACTAATAGATGCAATGGAGATTAACGAAAATAATAGTAATGTGAACAAAACAAACATAAAAGCGACTAAAATAAAATCAACTTGTGAGATTGAAAATCTATTGAAGGATTATCGAAGTAATTGACTGTAAAAGTAATATCACTTTCAGAATTGTTAACAGGTGATAAGCAAGAGGTTAAGCGAAAGATACCTTCAGTTTTAAATATACTAAATTCATTTGAGACAATATCAATTTCAGGAAGTGAATCAGCACACGATGTTGATTTATTTTTGAAAAATAAGTCTATAGCATTTGATAGACAAAACCTGTCTAGAACTCATTTAGTTTTTTCACAATTCAAAAACAAACAAATACTAGTTGGCTATTTTACAATTAGCAATAAACCCTTAGTTTTTTACAAAACGTATGTTAGATAAAATATCAAACACGTTAAAGAAGAAGTTATATCAAAAGGGTGAAACTCACAGTGGAAATGACAATTTAATCATACAAGGATACTTAATTGCTCAAATAGAAAAAAATTATTCTGAAGAAGCATTGGCTACAAAATCCATAAATGCAAACGATTTATTAACTTTAGCATATGTGAAAGTTTTAGAAGGTGCGAACATATTTGGCGGTTCATATATTTGGATAGAGTATGAGGATGTAGATAGATTAAGAGAATTTTATAGAAAATTTGGATTTACAGAAATCAAAGATCATACAAGTGAAAATAATTTGAAGATGGCTATTCTTAAAATATAAAGCACAAAACCACACCCACCTATTGATTTAGAAGTGTGGTTATTTTTATGGAAGAATTTATAAAATAAAGGTCAAAGACATTTGAATATTTATCAACTGCTCTTCTATCAACACCCATGTGTCTAGCTATTTCACTTTTGCTTATTTTCATGTTTAAGTTCATCATAACAATTATTAATTTTTGTAAATATGAAAGAGTAGTAACTTCAAAATCCGTATTTATGTCTGAAGATAATTTCATTGTTGTTCACAGCAATAAAATTATCTCTAGAATTTTAGAAAATGTACATGTTTAAACAATCAAAAGTATACATTATTAAATTATCATTTTCATTCATCTTTTCAACAATTGAGGTTAACGTAGTAAAAAATAAGTTTTAAATATTTAAATCATTGTATAGTTTAGTTTTGAGTAGATCTTTTTAAAGGTGTACTTATGCATTTGCTTTTTTAAAGATATAAGACGTTTTGTCGTCCTAAAATAAATAAAAAACAAAAAAACTACCTGTTTAGGTAGTTTTTTAAATGTAATAGATTAAAACACTAGTTCATTTCTTGTTAAAGATGGATAGTTATTTTATAGATAAATTTGTCCTTTAGTGTAGCGGTAATTTTTTGGACTTTTTGGTGGTATAAATGTTCTTAATAAAGTTAATAGTCCTACTTTACCGCAAAGCATAACGAATATAATAATTATTTTAGTAATACCATGATATTCTGTGGTAAGGTTCATACTTAACCCGACTGTTCCAAATGCAGAAACCACTTCGAATAATAACTTGATTAATGATATGTTCGGATTAATTATCGATAATATAAAAGTAATGATACTGATAAATAGAAATGAGATATTAATGGTAACAATAGATAGTTTTATATATTTGTCAGATATTTCTTTATTGAATACTGAAACATTATTTTCTTTACGTATATAATTTAATACAAAAATAAACGCTACTGCAAAAGTAGTTATTTTAATTCCTCCAGCTGCACTGAGAGGGGCACCACCAATAAACATAAGTAGCATTAACATTAAAGCAGTAGATTTGTTAATGCTTGCTATATCAATACTGTTAAAGCCCGCTGTTCGTGTTGTTATTGATTGGAAAAAAGAATTTCCGATTTTTTCAACTAGTCCCATATTTTGCATAGTATTAAACTGTTCTAATAAAAAGAATGTAATAGCTCCTATAATTATTAGGATACTAGTTGTAGTTAAGACTAATTTAGAATGTAAAGATAATTTACTCAATTTTTTACAATTAATAAAGTCTATTACGACAAAATGTCCAATACCTCCAAATATTATGAGTATTGAGATTGTGATAATGACAATTGGATCATTAGAATAATCTATTAAGTTATTCTTAAAAAGGGCAAATCCAGCATTATTAAAAGCTGATACTGATGTGAATAAGCTTAAAAATAATCCTTTGCCTATACCAAATTTTGGTATAAAAGATAAACACAAACAAATCATACCAATTAATTCAGTGACTAAACTATAAATAGCCAAGTGTTTAATTAGCTTAATAACACCACCAGGTTCGTCAATATTCCATGTAACCATAATCAAAAATCTATTTTTCATTGATATCTTTCTATTTAAAAATACTAGTGTCAATAGGGTTACGGTTACGATACCTAGACCACCTATTTGTATTAATAATAGTATTACTATCTCACCAAGTATATTAAACTGTGATCCTATATCAACTGGGGACAAGCCAGTAACTGTAAATGCACTTGAAGCTATAAATAGGGCATCTAAAAAAGATATTGGCTTTTTACCAGTGAAAGGTAAATACAATAAAAGTGCACCTATGATAGTTGTAGAGAAGAAAAGCATTAAATAAAAATATAAAGGTTTGTGGACTTTGTTCATTTTAATTGCATACTCCTTTATATTATAAATTAATAATTAGATAATATCATAAATGAAAATAGAAATGTTACTGATGTGTATTACTTTTCAATTCTAGTCAGGAGCCCCAACACAGAGAATTTCAAAAAGAAATTCTGCGAACAATGCAAGTTGGCGGGGCCCCAACACAGAGAATTTCGAAAAGAAATTCTACAAACAATGTAAGTTGGGGTGGGGCCCCAACAAAGAGAAATTGGATTCCCAATTTCAACAGACAATGCAATTTAAGTATGACAAATCAACGCTATAGTTTCAGTTTTACATCACCTATTCAATGGAAATATGCTTGTTGATATTTGAATATTTACATTCAAACAATATTCATCGCTATTTCTATCAACTTAAAATTCGCAATAAAAAACTGCCAGCACGCGAATAGGGCAGCTGACAGTATACCTCTTATTTCTCCTTTAAATATTGAATGGAAGCCTCTTTGAAAATATCAATATATTTCAGATACATATCTTTTTCAATATATTCATCGATTTGATGTGCCATTAATGGATTACCTGGTCCAAAAATGGCTAAATCAACATTGTCCTTATTATCTCCTAAGAAGCTGGAAGCATCCGTTGCACCTACAAGCGCCGAAACAAATATATCGTCTTTGTCTACATAACTAGAAGCTACATCTTTAATCGTAGTAATTAATTTGCTATTTTTATCGCTTGTTACAGGTCGATGGTTGCTTGGAATATCGAGTGAAAGCTTATTGCTATCCACATTATTAATGATATTTTGGAAAAACGATTCTATAAAGTCGTTATCATACTCAGGAACTGGTCTTACGTTAAATTCAAGTGAAGCTTCATCTGGTACAGAGTTAAATTGTTTACCGCCATTTATAATCGAACATACAGCTGTAAGACCAGATGCATAATTTGCATCCTCTTCAGAAATATCTTTTCCTATCAATGATTTGAACATGGGAGCAACATCTAACTCATGTTTAGTATCATTTTTTTTAAGCTCTGCATATTTTTCTTTAAATTGATTATAAAATTCAAGCAGTGTATCAATTGCATTGTCACCAATAAATGGAACTGAGCTATGGACAGCTTTACCAGTTGCAGTTACTTTACATGACATAGACCCTTTATGTGCATAATAAATTCCAGATCCAGTTGGTTCAGCAATCATTAGACCATCAACATCATCTAAATAGCCTTTATCTGCTAATAATTTGGCGCCTTCTTGTTCTTTCTCTTCACCAGCAGTAGCGAGTAATCTAATGGTTCCTTGAGGTAATTGGTTTTGTTCTTTTAATTCAATGAGTGCGATGACCAAAGCCATCAGACCGCCTTTCATATCTGTTGTGCCTCGACCATATAATTTGTCATCTTTTTCTGTGAGTTGAAAAGGGGGATAAGTCCAATTATCTTGATTTCCTGCATCAACAACATCCATATGACCGCTCAATGCAAGTATGGGAGAGCCACTACCGATTTCTGCAACGAAATTGGCGCGGTGTTCATTAACTTTCAAAATTTCAGATTTAATATCGTACTTGTCGAATAAATCTTTTAAATAATTACAAACGTCTATTTCATTATTATTTTCAGTTTGTAGTTCAACAATATCTGCTAGTAATTGAATTTTTTCTTTTTCACTAAAAGTTGTCATTAAGCTCACACCTTTTCAAAGTAGTATATATATTTATATAAACATAATTATTGTATTTAAACATTAATTTTAAGTAACAAAGTGACGTGCTATGTTCATGATTACATCTTAAAATATGCACCTTGTATCAGTAGTCTAATAATCACTGATAGTAAGTGTTTTTTTCATTGTGAATCGTCCAGTCGGATTGTATGAAAAAAATTTAGTTTAAGCATGTATAACATATAGATCCATGGTGATTAACTACTAAATAATGCGATTTACTAATTTAATCACTTTGTACACACATTAATTTTATATCGAAAAAAGTATTTAATAATATAAACAAAATCATTTAATAAATAGTTAAATATATATTCTTAGTTTTTGTGATATTATTCACATGTCGATACCTATCAACAATATTAAATATAAGAAAGAAGGTTATAACAATGAAAAATAAAAAGCGCGTATTCATTGCGTCATCATTATCATGTGTACTTTTATTGTTATCAGCAGCAAATACAGAAGCGAATTCAGCGAATAAAGACTCACAAGACCAAACTAAGAAAGAACATGTTGATAAGGCTCAACAAAAAGAAAAGCGTAATGTGAATGATAAAGATAAAAATACACCAGGACCTGATGATATTGGTAAAAACGGTAAAGTTACAAAGCGTACTGTATCTGAATACGATAAAGAGACAAATATTTTACAAAATTTACAATTCGACTTTATCGATGATCCAACATATGACAAGAATGTCTTACTTGTCAAAAAACAAGGGTCAATTCATTCAAATTTAAAGTTTGAATCTCATCGAAATGAAACAAACGCATCATGGTTAAAATACCCGAGTGAATATCACGTTGATTTTCAAGTACAAAGAAACCCTAAAACTGAAATTTTAGATCAACTGCCAAAAAATAAAATTTCCACTGCGAAAGTAGATAGTACATTTTCTTATAGCTTAGGTGGTAAATTCGATTCAACAAAAGGTATTGGACGAACATCATCTAATAGCTATTCTAAATCTATCAGTTATAACCAACAAAATTACGACACAATTGCGAGCGGTAAAAATAATAATAGACACGTACACTGGTCTGTTGTTGCCAACGATTTAAAATACGGGAATGAAATTAAGAACAGAAATGATGAATTCTTATTCTATAGAAATACTAGATTATCTACTGTAGAAAATCCTGAATTAAGTTTTGCATCAAAATATAGATATCCTGCGCTTGTAAGAAGCGGATTTAACCCAGAATTCTTAACTTATATTTCTAATGAAAAGTCAAATGAAAAAACACGATTCGAAGTTACATATACACGTAATCAAGATATTTTGAAAAATAAACCTGGTATACATTATGGACAACCAATTTTAGAACAAAATAAAGATGGTCAAAGATTTATTGTAGTTTATGAAGTAGATTGGAAAAATAAAACAGTTAAAGTCGTTGAAAAATACTCTGATCAAAATAAACCATATAAAGAAGGATAAAGTAGAAGGGACGGATGACAAATGATTAAACAAGTATGTAAAAATATTACAATCTGTAGTTTAGCGCTATCAACAGCTTTAACTGTATTTCCAGCATCTTCTTATGCAGAAATTAAATCTAAAATTACTACAGTTTCCGAGAAGAACCTTGATGGTGATACGAAGATGTATACACGTACGGCTACAACGAGTGATACAGAGAAAAAAATCTCACAAAGCTTACAATTTAATTTTCTTACTGAGCCAAATTATGATAAAGAGACAGTATTTATTAAGGCGAAAGGTACAATTGGCAGTGGATTGAAAATTTTAAATCCAAATGGTTATTGGAATAGTACATTAAGATGGCCTGGTTCTTATTCAGTCTCGATTCAAAACGTTGATGATAACAACAACAGTACAAATGTGACTGATTTTGCGCCTAAAAATCAAGATGAATCAAGAGAAGTTAAATATACGTATGGCTATAAAACAGGTGGAGATTTTTCAATTAATCGTGGTGGTTTAACTGGAAATATTACAAAAGAGAAAAATTATTCAGAGACAATTAGTTATCAACAACCATCTTACCGCACACTTATTGATCAACCTACAACAAATAAAGGTGTAGCTTGGAAAGTAGAAGCACATTCTATCAATAATATGGGACATGATCATACGAGACAACTAACTAATGACAGTGATGATAGAGTGAAAAGTGAAATCTTTTCATTAACTCGAAACGGAAACCTATGGGCGAAAGATAATTTCACGCCTAAAAATAAAATGCCTGTAACTGTGTCAGAAGGATTTAATCCAGAATTTTTAGCTGTAATGTCACACGATAAAAATGATAAAGGTAAATCAAGATTTATCGTTCATTATAAACGATCAATGGATGACTTTAAATTAGATTGGAACAAACATGGTTTCTGGGGCTATTGGTCTGGTGAAAACCATGTAGATCAAAAAGAAGAAAAATTATCAGCATTATATGAAGTTGATTGGAAGACACATGATGTAAAATTAATTAAAACAATTAATGATAAAGAACAGAAATAAGTTTTCGCAAGTTGCCTGCTGCGTATCACGTAGTAGGTAACTATTTATTTGTTTTGGGATAGATAGCTTGAGACACTGTATCTTTTATTATGGATAACCTAACTTGATATTGTTAGGTGCATATGAGGCATGTAGAGGTATAGTGGAAGTTAAAGAAATGAAAACGATGAGATATCAGTTTAAAGTTAGTCAATTCAAATTTTAACAATATAACTCGCTTCGACTTTTTAGAACGAAGCGAGTTTTTTGTTGAGTGCTATTTACTATAGGCTTTGATTGGATAATGATCTGAGAAATCATTGTATACATAGTAGTAAGGGAAGGCATATACATCCCATGGTTTCGGTTTCTCAGTAACAACTTCATTGACTAATTGTTTTGGTTGTTTATGATCTTTATCTGTAAATATATAGTCTAAATGTTCTGGTTTACCATTAGGATAATTATATTTCGCAATTGAATTTGATTGAGGGTCCCATGTGCTATTATGACCTGCATATAAAACATCATTTACATTCAAGTTTTTAAGCATATCTTTGAACTCTTCAGTTCCTTTATTAACATTAAGGTCGCCACCTATATATACCGTTTCATCTTTAGGGATATTTTTCTTTTTAACAAAGTCACTGATTTCTTTCATTTGTTCAGCTCTAATTTTTCGATCATGTCCAGCACCACAACGTGAATCTTCAGATTGTGTATGTGTACCGATAACGTGAACGTTCTTACCATTTTTCTCTATCTTTGTATAAACAAAGCCTTTATTACTGTCATTGTCGAATCCACAACCGCTTTTGAATACATGTTGGATTTTTTCTTTAATAGGATATTTACTTACAATCGCTACGCCGCCATCTTCAGCAACAGTTGATGAGTAGCTACCTTCAGTTTTGTCCCAACCTGATTGAGAACGACCGAGTACAGGTGTTTGGTAAGGATATTCTTTTTTCACATTACTTAATAATTTGTCTGATGCACCATTATCAAATGCTTCATTGAATATTACGACATCATTATTTTTAATATAAGAAGATTGTCCGATTAAATAAGCGCGTTTATATTGCCCCCCAGTTTGGATACATAGAAACCTTGTAACAACAGTATTTATTGGGTTTGGAGTCCCTAATGGGTCCCTAAATTACATACTTTCTAAAATTTTAGTTGTTTTTTTGTCCTCTTCATTAAATTTTTCTTCTAACAAATGAGAATACACAGATGTAGTTATTGCTATATTTTTATGACCTAATCTTTTAGAAATGTAATGTATAGATACACCTTTTGCTAGTAAATAAGAACAATGAGTGTGTCTTAATGCGTGCGATGTAATAATTGGTATATTATTGACTCTACAGGCTGATTTCAAAGCATTATTGATAGCATGAAGGTTAATTATAGATCCGCCTTCTTTGAAAATGTAACCATCATAGCTAATTGCAAATGTACTTATGACGTCCATAATGTGTTTCATATCAGATTTAGCGATACTGATATATCTAGGGGAAGTATTGGTTTTTCGCTCGTCAATAAATATAGTGTTTTTCACTTGGTTGATATGCTCAATCTTTATATTTCTTGCACCACTGACACGACAACCCGTACAAATCATTATGAATAGCGCTAATGATGAACGAGTTCTCTTCTTTCTGACGTGATCTTTTAGTATTTCATATTCAGTTACCGAGATGAATTTTTCTTGTTCTGACTTCGTAGGTTTTCCGGCTTTATAATTAACTTTATAAGCGGGGTTTTTAAAAATAAGTCCATCATATAATGCGTCATCTAAAGCTGACCGAATAGCACCGTTTGTTTTTCTTATAGTTTCTTTTGCGTGTTCTTTTGAATAGTCGTTTATGAATTTCTGATAAACTTGTCTATTTATCTTTGATAACTCCATTTTACCTATTTTATGTTTTTGTATATGTTGTAATGCATTTCTATAATGACGGTAGGTATTTTCTTTAACAACAGGTTGTTTATATGTTTTAATCCAATTTTCGAAGTATTCTTCAAGAGTTATATAGTTATCTATATTAAAACCACTTCTTAACTCATTTAACTTGTCTAGTCCAGCAGAATTAGCTTCACGCTTTGTTCTAAAACCTTTCTTACGGTATCTTTTTCCTTCATGCTTAAATTCATATTGCCATTTTTTACCATCGTAACAACGTGTTTTCATGCGTTCCCTCCTCAAAATTGGCAAAAAATAATAAGGGTAGGCGGGCTACCCTGTGGAATCAATTATCATTATTTATAATTTCAGAAACTCTATCATTGTATTCTCTTTGTGACAGACCATGATAGTCTTTTTGCATTGAAAGCTCTTCAATTTGTTTTTGAGCCTGCTCAGACATACCCTCTGTAGAAAAATCAGTGGGAGGCATATTATTTAAATCAACTTTTTGCTTTTTGTTTTGTTGAACTTGGACATTTTGCTGAGGAACACTATTTTGTGGTATCTGTTGTTGCGGTTGTTGAACCGATTGCTCTTGTGATTGGGGTTGTTCAACGGTTTGATTGTCTGGTTGTTGTTGTGTTGCAACTTCTTTTTCCTTATCTTTTTTCGATTTATTTTCCTTTTCCTTCTCAATTTTCTTTTCTTTTGATTTAACTTCTTTTTTAGATTCTTCCTGATTCTCATCATTTCCACATGCACTTAACACTAACGTGCTCACTAATAATAAACCTAACAATCTTTTCATTCTCATTTCTCCTTTGCTTACTTTTTATATTAAAACTCCATATAGGCGCTATTAATCAATACGTTTTCACACTAGTAGGCGTTTTTTTGTTTAGTAAAATCATAATGAATCTTCTTTGGTTAACTTATCGCCATCTAATTTTTGTGAAATAAATTCCAAGTATTTACGCGCATTATGTGACGATAAATCTTTAGGTAACTCATAAGTGAATGGTTGATTACCACTAGTTAAAACTTCGTATATTACAGTTTCTCTTTTTATTTTGCAATTAGTTATTTTCATTATAAACTTCCTTTCAAACACTGCTGAAATAGACGTCTTTTTTAAATAAGCATAATTAATACTTCAATTCTTTAATCCACATATATTTAAAAGTGAGATAGTAGGTAATAAATATAAGACTTAAAGTTAAGATTGCTTTTTTCATGTTTCATAATTAAAACCTCTGTAAATTTAAGGTTAGTATTATGAAATAATGGATTGGTTTATTCTTTAGTACTAACTTCGTAGTAAATTATATAGTTCGCTAAATTGTATTTATCTACTATATTTTTGGAATAAACAATTTCCTTTTCTTTCTTCAGTAAATTATAAAAATCTACATCATTTTCGTTAGCTGATTCTATTTTGGTGATATCAGATTGTCTAACGATTCTTTTAGATCTGTCAAGGTATATAAATTTCCCTGATTTAGAATTAGTCTTTTTATTCACACCGACGTAAATTGAAAGTAATATACTTTTTCCAAAAACAGCATCACTGTGATTATGGTTTTCATCTTCTATAACTAAGAATACATGTTTTTTTGTAAAAATTTTTTTGATCATCGTTATTATTCCTTTATTAAATTTATTAAGTCTTCTTCATTTAAAAATTGAATTTTTGCACCATTTCCAACATATTCTCGAGCTTTTCGTTGTTTTGAAACTAGTCCGTTCACATCTTTATATTTATCATCTTGAACACCTTCGACTAAAATATCTGTTTTTGCAGTTACGTCACTTCTGATATAAGCTCCTTTCTTTCTAGTTAATATCATTAAATCTTGTTTTTCAGTGTCAAAATTACCTGTAAAAACAACATTTTTATCTTTTAAAATAGGGATTACACTTTCCACTTCTATTTTATTAATCTCAGATATTTTCATATGAATTTTTTGAAATCCTGAATCGAAAAGTTTAGTTGGAGAGTTAGAATATTTGCTAAATCTAATGTATTGCTTAGGCATATAATGTATTAATTTTAATACACTATAATGCTGATTGTTTTTAGCGAGTGATATCAACATCTTCGATAAAGCTAGCACGTCAAATTTAGCAGAATGTAATTTTTCTTTATCGATATCATATAAGCTACACAAATTTTCTAATTTAAAACTAGAGATTGCGTGGAAGCTTCTAAAGATATTTATACTATCGACATACATGAAGTTTGGAACAGGTAAGTCATAATAATTATTAGTATTTTTTAATACTGAAATATCAAAAAGTGCATTATGAGCAATAATTAAATGTGATTCTTTTAAAAGATAGAGAATTTCTTGGTAAATATCTGGATATTTAGGTGCTTTTAATATGACATCTTCAGGTATTTTATGTATTTTAGCGTTTTTCAAGTTATATCTATTATTAGGAGGATTAATATAAGATGAATAAACTTTTACTATTGATAAATCCTTAATTAAAGATACAGCAACTTCGCAAGGGCTGTTCATATGTTCATTCATAGTTTCAAAGTCTAAGACTGCAATATCATATTTTTTCATTTGCAAGTGCTCCTTTTATAAAATAACTTTTCCAATTAACCTCACACTTTCATTTCTATAAAAGTGTAGATCGTCGTAATCTTTATTTAGTGAAACTAGAGTCAATCTATCATCTTCAACAAAGACTTTCTTAACGTACGCTTCTTCTTCAATGATGAATATACCAATTTGTCCATTCTTTATATTGTGAGTTTTCTCCACAAATATGATTTCGCCATCTTTAAACATAGGTTCCATAGAATCACCATTTACTTTTAACGCTAAATCGTGTGTGGGGATAGGTCCTTTAACCATTTCAGTAAATAGCGTTTCATCGTGTAAACGTTCTCCTACACCAGCAGAGACGCAACCATTGACGTTAACTGGAGTTTTCTCCTGTTTATATGAATTAATATCTACAACGTTATCTCCTTTAGAATTCTGTTCTTCCAATTGTTCATTTGCATAGTTAAGTACGTTTTCTTGGCGGGGAGGTGTGAGTTTGTTGTATATGGAAGTGATGTCGTTATCGTCTTTGTATGTAGTATCTATGTCGCTTTTACCAACCTCGAAAACATCAGCTATCCTTTGTATAACGCCGTGAGAGGGGTTGGAACGTAAATTTAAATAATCGCTTAAAGTAGATGGTTTTATGTTAATGAGTTCAGCAAGTTTCTTTTGAGACATATTTGAATCGTTGAGAAATTTTCTAATGTTTTTGGCTATAATAATATTTCTTTCTTTGTTCATATTACTTACCTCCTTTTTTCTTATTATACGAAATTTTCATATCATAGTAAAGTTTTTTACGAAAAAAACGTATTTAATGTTGACAATACGAAAATTTCGTATTATATTAGGTTTACGAAAGGCGGTGACAACATGAAAACATTAAAAGAGTTGAGGACTGATTACGGATTGACTCAAAAAGAGTTAGGAGATTTATTTAAGGTCTCATCACGTACAATTCAAAATATGGAAAAAGACTCTACAAACATTAAAGATAGTTTACTTTCTAAGTATATGAGTGCTTTTAATGTTAAATATGATGATATTTTTTTAGGTAATGAATACGAAAATTTCGTATTTACGAATGATAAAAAGAAATCAATTATTTTAGCATTTAAAGAAAAACAAACATCTTAATAGGAGGAATAACAAATGAACATTCAAGTAGCAACGAAGCTAGCGATGGAGAAAGGAATAAGTATAAGGAGAGAGAATCAAGATGTGTATGGGATATTACCAACTAATTTGCAGCGTTATCAATGCCTAGTCGTATCTAGACACTATAAGAAAAAAAGACAAACCGCCGCCGGAAGGTGGCAGCCTAGCGCAGACGATTTAATAGCAGATGATTGGATTTTAGATTATTAATTTTTTCAAATCTCTAATTAAACCCATAAGTGTTTTGTAATCTTTTTTGGATTCTGATTCTGAGTAGGCGATACCTTCTCGAGAAAGAGCCATCTCAAGAAAACCGCCATCTTCAGCAGAAGCAATTACAAAATCTCTATGCTTTAATTCAAGAACTGCATCGATATAGTCTTCAAAATTAAAACCTAAAAAGAAAGCGTTAAATGAGGATTCATCACTACCGAAATAAGATGCAGAACGTTTAGACATACCTTCGTCAATTCTATCAAGGTAAATTGAATAAAGTTGTAAAAGGACAAATTTAGCTTCATCAGTCATAAGTCATTCACCTCCTTAATAGGAGTATAGCAGAAAGGAGCACAAACAATATGCAAGCATTACAAACAAAATCGAACATAGGCGAAATGTTCAACATACAAGAAAAAGAAAATGGAGAAATCGCAATCAGCGGTCGAGAACTTCATCAAGCATTAGAGGTTAAGACTCCATACAAAAAATGGTTTGAAAGAATGAGTGATTACGGATTTGAAGAAAATATCGATTATATAGTCACGGACATTTTTGTCCATAACCCACTAGGAGGTCGTCAGAATCAAACTGACCACGCACTCACACTAGACACTGCAAAAGAGATTGCAATGATTCAACGTAGTGAACCTGGCAAACGTGCAAGACAATACTTCATCCAAGTTGAAAAAGCATGGAATAGCCCAGAAATGATTATGCAACGTGCTTTAAAAATTGCTAACAACACAATCAATCAATTAGAAACAAAGATTGAACGTGATAAACCAAAAATTGTATTTGCAGATGCAGTAGCTACTACTAAGACATCAATTTTAGTTGGAGAGTTAGCAAAGATCATTAAACAAAACGGTATAAACATCGGGCAACGCAGATTGTTTGAGTGGTTACGTCAAAACGGATTCCTTATTAAACGCAAGGGTGTGGATTATAACATGCCTACACAGTATTCAATGGAACGTGAGTTATTCGAAATTAAAGAAACATCAATCACACATTCGGACGGTCACACATCAATTAGTAAGACGCCAAAAGTAACAGGCAAAGGACAACAATACTTTGTTAATAAGTTTTTAGGAGAAAAACAAACATCTTAATAGGAGGAACGAACAATGCAAGCTCAAAACAAAAAAGTCATTTATTACTACTATGACGAAGCCGGTAATAGACGACCCGTTAATATTCAATACAACGATGGCTACGACTTAATGATAGACCCGCGTTTTATTGAAATGACGCTTGAAAGACATCCGCATTTAAAAAATAACTTTTATGGATTAATAGATGGAAAAGAATTTAAGTTAGATTAAATTTTTGGAAATGCAAAGGAGGCATAACAAATGTTACAAAAATTTAGAATCGCGAAAGAAAAAAATAAATTAAAACTCAAATTACTAAAGCATGCTAGTTACTGTTTAGAAAGAAGTAACAACCCTGAATTGTTGCGAGCAGTTGCAGAGTTGTTAAAGAAGGTTAACTAAATTAGGCCTTATTATTACTTTTTAGAATGTGAACAATAGGTCGATAAAAAACTTAATAAACAAACTATAGCAACTATCAATGAATTTTGAATATGTAAATCGTTCTCGTTTATATAGTTTGTTACAAAGATTTGAATGTCAGCACCTGCTGCAATGCCATTAGACCATCTTATTAACTTTTTGAAAGGATGTGGAAAATCATTTTCGATACGTTTGACAAATTCATCGTGTCTCTTGTAGGTACTTTGCTCATTTATTGGATAGGTCGAATTGATGGCTTCAGCCAAAGTAGAGATAGCAGTTGGATTGATATAAAAATCTCTAATGGTCTGTTGTGCTTGAAGTACAATCTCATCATCAAACCTATAGAGTTCCTTAAAAGATTTTATCGTTTCTTCAGAAAATAAATTTCTTTGAAATGTTAGAGATGAAAAAGAATTACGCAAATTAAAATTCATTTCAATTAAGTTGTTTAGATGAAAGTCTACTTTGAAGTCAGAAAATAAATTTATGTTGTTTCTATTAATTATATCTAATTGGTACTTAGGTTTTAAAGATTGTTTAATTGCCATACTTTTAGAAATTTCAACATTACTAATTACGTTATTAATAGAAAAACGAACATTTTTTAAAGGATCAATATACACCAATATCACCTCCTTTCACTAGGAGATAACAACATTATACACGAAAGGAAAGATAGAAATGCCACATATTTTAAACGTAACAGTTCCAATACCTGAAACACATGTACTTATCACAAAAGATGAATATGATGAGCTAATTGGTTATTCATTAGACCCTGTATGGAACATGAGTGACTTAAAGAAGAAATTAAAAATTGCATCTGATGAGACTATCAAGGACAGATTACTATTTCATCCTAGATTTGAAAAAGAACTAAGAGCGCAAGGAATTGTGCATTACCCAGATGAGAATTTTAATCGCTGGAGATTTAACGCAAGAAAGATGAATAAATTCGTCGATGAGCATTTCAATGAAATATATAAGGAGAGAATAAAATGAGCAACATTTATAAAAGCTACCTATTAGCAGTACTGTGCTTCACAGTCTTAGCGATTGTGCTTATGCCATTGCTGTACTTCACTACAGCATGGTCAATTGCAGGATTCGCAAGTATCGCAACATTCATATTCTATAAGGAATACTTTTATGAAGAATGAAAAAACTGCTACTTGCGCCAACAAGTAACAGTGACAAACGATTAACAAAATTAATTCATTTTCAATATAAAACGAAAAACGGAGGAAGTCAACTATGACTAAAAATTATAAAGACATGACGCAGGAAGAATTAAGAGATTTATTGGCTGAAAAGAATGGAGAATTGTTTGAAGTAGTGAATGAAATCAATAAAGAAACTGAATTTGCCGTTTTACTTTTTTCAACTGTAGGGGTTAGCAATGGAGATACTACATCATCGTCACATTGTGCGCTTGGGGATATTGTAGGTCTTGCTAATTTATTGAATAACGAAAATGATTACCACGATATCGCTAATGTTATCGAAATGTATAAATTAAAAAAACTTTTAGGTCTAGCTGACAACAAGGAGGACGAGAATGATGTATTACAAAACGGGTGACGTATGTCAAAAAATAATTAATGTAGATGGCTTTGATTTTCGATTAAGAGTTAAGAAACGAGCATATAGCGTCGAAATAGTTGTTTTAGATCATGAGGGGAATTCAATTGACGGGATACTAGTTTCTGACGAGAACGATCTATACACAGCGTTAGATATTTTGAAACAAAGTATTTATGAATGGATTGAAAATAACACAGATGAACAGGACAAACTAATGAACTTAGTCATGAAATGGTAGGTATAAGCATGAGAGACACAGAAAGAAATATATTGAATATTTTTAAGACGTTATTCGACGAATATACTTTGTCAAACCAACGAGCATTATTGGAAATTGAACGTAATCATCACGGATACTTATCGATTAATTTCCTGCACTATCACGACAGTTACAAAACAAACAATAAGCTTGTGCAGATACATGAAATCAATCCAGACAGCCATGAACGAATAAAAAATTTAATTATCGAGGTGCTAAGAGGTCATCGGAAGATTAAAAAAGGAGCATGAGGAAAGATATGAAAATAAATAAGTTAACTATATCGAACTTTGCTGGAATCAAAGAAGTAACATTTAACTTTGACGGTAAAGATGCAAAAATATACGGCAATAATGCGACTGGTAAGACTACAACAGCAACCGCATTACAATGGCTGCTTTTCGATAAAGGTTTGGACGGATCAACCAAATCATTTAACCCTGTACCTTTAAACGAAAAAAACGCAGAAAATTATGAGTTAATTCCGACTGTTTTCGCAGAATTTGAAATCGACGGAAAAATTACGACTTTTAAAAAAGAGTCACATCCTAAATACACAATAAATCAAAAAACGAATCGCAAGGAATACTCACGAAGTCGAACGAAGAAACAATATATCAATGATGAATCAATAAAAGTAAAGGATTATAAAGCTCGTATTGATGAACTGATTGATGAAGATGTATTCAAGTTAATTACGAACACTCAAGCATTTAACTTACTAGATTGGAAGAAGCGAAGAAGTTTGTTGTTTGAAATTTGCTAAACCAATCAATGATGAGGATGTCATTAAAACAAATGATGATTTTAAAGAATTAAATAATATTCTTGGAGATCATGAAATTGAAACAAAGAAAAAGATTCTTACGGACAAGATAAAACAGATTAACAAAGATATCAAAGATATTCCGATACGTATTAACCAAACACAACAAAATAAGCAGGATGTACCAGAATTCGATAACGATAGATACGCAATTATCAAACAAGAAATTGAGCAACTTGAAAATGAGCGTATAGATATTCAAAACGGTAAGGAAGAAATTAATTTGCGTAATCAATTAGCTGATAAACAATCAGAATTGAAACGCATAGAAGACAATAACAGCGCAAGTAATGAGAACAAAATCCATGCTTTAACAAATGAATTACACGTTGAAAATGGAACGGTAGCAAACCTTAAAACGAGATTAAAGCAAAACAACAACAAATCACACATGAAGAAAATAGACGTAATCAATTATTGGGAAATCACAAAGGAACTAAAAAGTGATTTAGAAAAATCTAAAAATCAAAAATTTGAACATCTTGATGACAATGTATGTAGTTGTTGTGGTCAACAGTTACCAACTGAACAAGTGAATGAGGCAAGAGAAAAGCTTTACAGAAATTCAATGTAAAAAATCGAAAGAATTAGAAACAATACAAACATCTATCAATCACATTATTTCAGAAGGCAAGAAAATAAAGCCAATCATCGAGAAGTTAGAGGATGACAATAATAATCTTCAAATTAAAATCAACGAAGCAGAAGAGCGTTCAGCAAGAATACAAAACAAAATTAATAAGTTGAAAACGACTCACGTTGACGTTACGCAAACTGACGAATACAAAGCAGTAATGTTAGAGATAAATGAGATTAATCAAAAACGCTCTAACATCAGGAAAACTATTCAAGATAAAGTTTCAGGAATAGATGACAAAATAAGCGAACTTACTCAAGAAAAATCAGAAATTGAAGTGTCAAGATCAATCGAAAAAATCAAATAAACATCTAGATGATGTTATTTCTGAATTAAGAAATGAAGAAGACAGATTATTGGATGAAAAAGAAAAGTATTCACATGACCTTTATATCTTAAAAGAATTTACAACAACAAAAGTCAAAATGCTTACTGAAAATATCAATAACGAATTTGATATTGCTGAATTTAAGTTATTCAATACCTTAGTTAACGGCGAATTAGAAGAAACATGTTCCACAACGGTTAACGGCGTCGAATACGACAGCGGTTTAAATAACGCCTCAAGAATTAATGTTGGCTTAGATATCATCAATACACTGTCAAAACATTTTAAAGTTACAGCACCAATATTTATTGATAATGCTGAATCAGTAACAGAGCTTATCAAAACAGAATCACAACAAATTCAATTGATAGTAAATGAACAAGATAAAAATTAAGAATGGAGACTATATAAAATGACTGAAAATAATAAATTACAAACTATTGAACAACAATTAGTACAAGAAAAGAACGTATCTGACAACGTATTAAACAAAGTGAGAGTTTTAGAGTCACAAGGCAATTTGGAATTGCCAAATGATTATTCACCAAGTAATGCCATGAAACAAGCATGGTTACAAATCAGCCAAGATAACAAATTAATGAGTTGTAACGATACAAGCAAAGCAAATGCCTTATTAGACATGGTAACGCAAGGTTTAAATCCAGCTAAAAAATCAATGCTACTTTATTCCTTACGGCAACAAAATGCAGTTACAACGTAGCTATCACGGTAATGTAATGATGTTAAAACGTGATGCAGGTGCTCAAGATGTTGTTGCTCAAGTGATTTATAAAGGCGATACATTCAAGCAAGAAATGGGAGAAACAGGACGTATCAAAGCGATTAAACACGAACAAGACTTCTTTAACATCGACAAAGAAAACATTATCGGTGCGTACTGCACAATCGTATTTAATGATGGACGAGATAACTATATTGAAGTCATGACTATTGAACAAATTAAACAAGCATGGATGCAGTCATCAATGATTAAAGATGAAAAAGCATTACAAAATTCTAAAACACATAATAATTTCAAAGAAAGAAATGGCTAAAAAAACAGTTATCAATAGAGCTGCTAAACGTTATATCAACACATCAACAGATAGCAATATTTTCAAATACGCACAAGAATCCGAACAACGTCAACGCAAAGAAGTGTTGGACGCAGAAGTTGAAGAAAATGCAAATCAAGAACAATTGGACTTTGAACAACCAGTTCTTGAAGAAGCACAATACACAGAATTAGAAAATGATAAGCCTATTGATGTATCTGACTTTGAAGAAAATAAAAGAACCTGCAACAGAAAAAGAAAGCGAAGAAGAGCCATTTTAATTGAAACAATAGCAACTGGTTCAAGTGGTAACTGCTACGTCTTAAATGATGGACGTACTACGTTACTACTTGAGGCAGGTATAAAATTTGAACGTGTTCAAAAGCATTTTAAATATAAAACAAGACATATAGCAGGGTGTCTTATCACACACGAACATGGTGATCATGCAAAGTACACAAAGCAGTTTGTCGACAATGGTGTAATCAGCTATATGACTGCTGGAACACAACAAGCTATGAATTTTGAAAGTCATCGCTTATGCACGATTAAGGCAAAGCAAGAGCTGCGAATAGGCACATGGTCAATTCTACCGTTTGACATCGAACATGATGCTAACGAGCCTGTGGCTTTCTTATTACAAAGTACATTAGGTTATAAGGTTCTGTATGTTACTGATACAAAGTATTTGAAATACAAATTTAACGGCATTACGCACATGATGTTAGAAGTTAATTATATCTATGAACAAATACAGGAAAACATAAAAAACGGCAGTGTGCACAGCACATTAGCAAACAGAATTATGGAGTCTCATTTTAGCTTAGAACATGCTATCGGAATGTTAAAAGCAAATGATTTAACTAGACTCGAAGAAATACATTTAATTCATTTAAGTAGTCAAAATTCAAATGCAAAATACATTAAAAGTGAAATACAAAAAGTGACGGGCGCGCCCGTTTATTTTGGAGGTTTATAAATGCTAAACAGAACAATATTAGTTGGTCGTTTAACTAGAGACCCAGAATTAAGAACCACTCAAAGTGGTGTAAATGTAGCATCATTCACATTAGCAGTTAACCGCACATTTACGAATGCACAAGGAGAGCGCGAGGCAGACTTTATTAATATCATCGTATTTTAAAAAACAAGCAGAGAACGTTAATAAATACCTATCTAAAGGATCGTTGGCGGGCGTAGATGGTAGGTTACAAACGCGGAACTATGAAAATAAGGAAGGTCAACGTGTATACGTTACGGAAGTT